TCCACCAGTGGCGGTGGCATTCGGTCCGCAACGACGGCCCCGACCATCGGGTGTCGCTGGTCATCGACAGAGACATCCCGGTCGACGTTCCGTCGGCTGGGTTCACCACACGACACATGGAGCCGCCATGCCCGTCCTTCGAGAAACCGTGCATCACGCCAGTGGCACCTTCGTGGCAGGCGTAGAGCTCCCCGACGATCACCCGCTGGTGGTCGACGCGCCGGCGCTGTTCGTCGCCGCCCCGCCCGTCGAGACGGCCGCTGTGAAGCGTGCGCCTGGTCGGCCCCGTAAGGGCGAGTAGTGGCGTACATCACCGACGAGGAAGCGCAGGACTTCGCGCGAACCGAGATCGACGGCGACCTGCCGCTCGTGGAGCGCGCCCTCGCGTCGGCCGAGGTTGGCGTGAACCAGTGGTGCCAGCGCGATTTCAGTGAACCGACCAGCGCGACGGTTCGACTGTTCGTCCCCGAGCCCTGTTCGTCGGTATTGCGGGTGGATGACATCGCCAACACGACGGGCCTGGTGGTCGTCGAGGATGGTACGACGCTCGCGTCGAACGCCTATCAGCTCGAGGTGTCGCCGGGTGAGGTCAACCAGACGACCCGTACCGGCGAGGTTCGCCCGTATGGCTATGTGCGCCTGATGGACCGGAACCATTGGACGGTCGACGGTGGGCGGGCGACGGTGTCGATCACGGCGCGTTGGGGTTGGCCGACGACCCCGGAGCCGGTGAAGATGGCGACCCTGCTGCTCGCTCGCGACCTGCTCAAGTCGCGCGACGTGGTGTTCGGTGTGGCGACGTTCGGTGCCGACGGGTTCACCCGCCGCATCGGTGAGAACGCGACCATCGTGGCGCTGCTCGCCCCCTACCGGGCCGTCGAGGCCATCGGTGTGGCATGAGCCAGTTGTCCGAGGTCCGCGAGGCCATCGCGACCACGATCCGCAACGCCGGCTGGTCGCGTGGGTTCAACGTGTACGCCTACGAGCCAACCACGCCGCAACACCCGTCGGTGGTGATCTCGCTCGCCAATGACGACCCAATCGACTGGAACGGCACCTACGGGGCGCAACGCATGACCGAGGTGCGCCTGCGGGCTCGCATCCTGATCCCGGTCGGGTCGAGCCTCGAGACGGCGCTGCGAATCCTCGATGACGTGTTGAGCCAGGGAAGCGGCGAGGGGTCGTCGTTCGCTGACACGTTCTACGCCGATCCGACCCTCGGCGGTCTTGGCGCCATCCGTGCTCTGACCGTGACGAACGTCGGCGTGTTGGAGCGTGCCGAGGATGGCGTGCAGGCCACCCTCGTCGGCGCTGATGTGCCGCTCACCGTGAACATCTACAGGAGCTGACCATGCCGGCGATCCCTCTGACCTCTGCCTATCTTGCGGTCGACAACGTGAACATGACCGGCTACGCCAACGAGGTCATGGTGTCGATGTCGTCCGAGGAGCGCGACATCACGACGTTCGCTTCCGGTGGGTCGCGTCAGAAGATCACGACGCTCGGTTCCACGTCGGTCATGTTCGCCGGGTTTCAGGACGACGCGACGACTGCCGCCCCGCGTGACTTGATGCAGTTCTCCGATGTCGGTGGACTGTTCGTCTATCAGGTGTCGATCCCTGGCACGACGGCCGGTGATGCGTCGGTGTTCGGTCAGGCTCGGAACCTGTCGATGACCCCGATTCGTGGGGCGGTCGGCGATGTTGCTGACTTCTCGCTCGACTTGACGGGTACGGCGCACGAGATCGTCGGGACGTTGCTGCATCCGCCGGCGGCGCGCACGGCGACCGGTTCTGGTTCGGCGGTGGCGTTCACGATGCCGGTCGCCGGTCAGGCGCTCCATGCGGCGTTCAATGTCCACAGTGTGACCGGGTCCGGCACGATCACGTTCACGATTCAGACCGACGATGCGGTCGGGTTCCCGTCGGCGACGACGCGGATCACGTCGCAGGCGTTCACGGCGGTCGGCGCCCAGTTCGCCAGTGTGTCGGGCGCTATCGCCACGGAGACGCACATCCGTGCCGGGTGGACGATCTCCGGTTTCACGTCGGTCACGTTCGGCATTTCGGTCGGCGTCGGCGCCCCTGCGCCTGCCAACCCCTGACATCCCCTCTCGGGCTCGCTGTCGGCGCTGGTGCGCCCGCTGCCCGCTGATTCCCCTACACCCCCACAAGGAGGCCCGTCGTGGCTGCTATCCCCCTGCTCTCGCAGACCATCCTCGTCGGCACCACGTGGTCGGCGCCTGCCACGGCGCCCGGTCTCGGTGCGGGCGTGACCGTCGCCGGCACGATCAGTTCGTCGACCGACATCAGCGCGTTCGTGCGGTCGATCACGGTCGACATCTCGGCCGACGAGCTCGACTGGACGAACTTCGCCAGTGGCGGGTCGCGCCAGAAGATGTCGGGTCTCGAGGCTGGCACGATCACCATCGAGCTGAACCAGGACTACGCGGCAAGTGCCACGCACGCCCTGTTCCGCCCGGGTGGGACCATCGGCTACCAGAAGGGTCAGACGACCCCGTACTACCTTGACCTCAAGCCGACCAGTTCGGCGCGTGGGGCGACGAACCCGTCGTTCGTGTGTGCGTTCCTGAACAACACGTTCAACCTGGGCGGGTCGGTCGGCGAGCTCGGCGCGCAGTCGTTCCAGTTCCCGATCACGGGCATCTGGGCCTTCCTGACCGCCTGACCGTGGGCGACTTCGCCGACGCCCGCCGGCTCCACGCCGAACTCGTGCGCGACATCAAGCCGGGTTCGGCGTGGCTCAAGTCGGTCTCGAAGGACATCGAACGCGAGGCCGACAGGATCGCTGCTCGCGTGGCGTCGGGCGACTTGGGCGGCGACCCGAAGTTCTCCGGGTGGTCGCCACGGCTGGACACCAAGACGATCATCACGCGTGACGCGGTGATCGTGTCGCCGACCAAGTTGAGCGCCGGCCCCTGGTCGGTTGCCGAGGATGGTCGCAACCAGGGCAACGCGCCCGGGTTCGCTGGCCCCGGCATGACCCGCACTGGCGGCACGGTGGCCCGCACCAAGTCGGGTGGTGTGCGTCGGACGCGTGCCCGTGGCGCTCGTCGTTGGAACGGTCGCACGCGTGGCAAGAACACGGCGACGCAGGCGTCCGAGGCGCTGATTCGTGCGGTGCGTCCGATGATCGACAAGGCGTGGGCCGAGCAGTTGCAGAAGCGCAACAAGTAGGGGAGTGTCGCTGTGGCGAACAAGCTGACGACGGTCTTCGAGTGGCAGGTCAAGGACGCGCTGAAGCGCATCGCCGAACTGAACAAGGGGCTAGATAGCACCGAGGGTGCGCTCGAGGACGTGGAGTCGGCCGGCAAGGTCGCAGCCCGCGCCCTGTCCGCTGCCGCCGAGGCCATCGAGACCGACCTGCGCGACACGAAGGAAGCGGCCGACGCGCTCGCTCAGGCGCTCGGTCCTGACCTTGCGTCGAAGGTTGACACGACCAGCATCGTCGGTGACCTCAAGGCGATGGGCCTCACGACTGACGACGTGAAGGCCGACGCCGAGGAACTAGCCGCAGCGCTCAAGAAGCTCAAGGATGTCGGCGAGCAGGCCGGCCCCGGGGTGAAGCAGGCGTTCGACGACATCGACCGCGCGTCAGCGCAGGTTGGTCGCACGACGGACAACACCCGCAGTGTGGTGGCGAACTTCGCTGGCAACGCGGTACAGGAGTTGCCCGGTGTGTCGGCGGCGATGGGGCCGCTCAACATGGCTATCGGCCAGTTCGCCGAGTACGCCACCGAGGGCAACATCGGGATCAAGAACTTCCTGAAGGCTGGCCTCGGGCTCGGTGGTCTTTCGGTCGCGTTGGCCGGCGTGGCGTTCGTCATGGACAAGTTCGGCGACAACGCCGAACAGGCCAAGAAGCGCCAGGAAGGGTTGAACAAGGCGGTCGAGGCGTTCCGTCAGGGCAAGACCCAGGACGCCGCGCAGGAGATCGTCGACGCTTATGGCGACATCATCCGCAAGGCCAACGAGGTCGGGTTCACCACCTCGGAGGTCGTGCAGTCGATTGTCGGCAACTACGACATCCAGACCGCTGCGGCGAAGAAGATGGCGACCGAGGAACTGCGCGCCCTCGACGGTCAGTTACTCGGGTACACGGAGTACGGCACGAAGGTCGGTGAGGTCGCCGACATCATCCGTGGGGCGAGCGAGGACTGGCAGGAACAGAACGGCACGCTCGACCAGAACGCCCAGGTACTCGCCGATGTGACCCGCGAGCTCGGCAAGAACGACGACCAGCAGAAGGGCGTGACTCGTGCGCTCGGTGCGTCGGAGGCGGCTCAGCAGGCGTACAACGACGAGCTCGACCGCAACATCGGGCTCATGGACGACATCCTGCCCGACCTGTACGACTACGAGGAGTCGACCTACGCGCTACGCGACGCGATGGACGACCTGCGCGAGAAGACGTCCGAGGTGAACGACGTGCTCGCCGACGAGCAGTCGAGCCACGAGGACCGCAAGCGCGCCCTCGAGGAGGGACGCCAGGCGACCATCGACGCCGCGAAGGAAGCGTTCGACAGTGCCGCCAAGTACGCCACGCAGAAGGGCGCAATCCTCGGCACCGAGGAGGCGGCGGGCCTCATGATCGAGGAACTGAAGCGCCAGAAGGAGCAGTACCCCGAACTGCGCGGCGAGATCGACAAGTACATCGCCAAGCTGGGGGAGATTCAGTCGTCGATCACGACGCGGGTTCGCCTCGTCGGTCCGCAGGGCGACATCTCGTCAAGTGACGCCAAGAAGCTCGGACTCAAGGGTTGGGCCACGGGTACCTCGTCGGCGCCCGGTGGACTGACGATGGTCGGCGAGCAG